GGACGTGCATCCCTCAGGCGAGGGTGACGAGGATGTTCGATCCCCAGGTGACCGTTATGTCCCCCCCGTTGGGAGTGACTGGCAGGCCAGTTGATGCGGAGTCCCAGGTGATCATCAGCGGGGACGTGCTTCCCGTGCCGGTGTTCTTGAACACCGTTAGGTAGTCCGCCGGGTCCCCAGTTATCGCCGAGAATGTGAGCGCACCCGAAAGGGTCACCACCCCACCGGAAGCAGTGCCTCCAGGGACGTCCGCTTGTGCGCCAGCAACGATCAAGCCGGCCGAGACATCCGCATAGTCCTCGTGTGAAGAGAGGATTGTGACAATGGCCGAGTCGATCAGCGCGGCCTCGATGTCATCGGTGTCGAAGTCGGGCAGCGCGTGGTTCCCGGCGCCGAGCATCAGCTGGAGCCAGTTGGTGTGGACGATCGTGGCCATTGAATCTCCTCACATTTGCGCGGGTGTCGCGCGCACCTTGGCCGGTGGCAACACCAGCCCTTGAGTCGGCGGTTTGCCAACGACGTTGACCGCCTCGAACCCGCCGTGGTCGAACAACTTCCGCATGTGCGCCCAGATGGTGGTCGACACGATGACCGTGCCCTCGCCGTCGAGCTGCAGGTGGTACGTCTTGCACTGGTGCGGGTGACCACACAGCCGACACACCGGCCGGTGCGGATCTGGTGGCAAGGGCCGCGACTGGTCGCGGACGATGAACAACCGGTTGGCCACCGAGCCGATGCCCTCGGCTGCGATCCGGGCCGGCTGCGGCTGGATCCGCACCCCGTCAGCCACCGCCGACCACCACCCGCCCGGCCGTGGCCGGATGCCGGTCGTAGTCGCCGGGGGTGTCAAAGTCGTCGGTCTCGTCGTCGATGTCAGTGAACCAGGTCGGGTTCACCATGTGCTCGTTCAACGGCGTCCGCTGGATCGAACGCAGCAACTCCCACGCGGTGAACCGGCGGGAATGCCCGGCCGCGTAGGCCAACGCAACCTTGTGCATGTGGTCGTCGAGCATGCCGTGGTGCCTGGGCAGCCAGGATCCGGCGAAAATCTCACCCCACCGGGAGCCGGTGATTGTTGACGGGCCCGCCCGGCCGAACATGCGCCACAGCGGCCCGCCGTACCCGCCGATAATCCCGATCGCCGCGTCGGTGTAGTACACGTCCCCGTACAACAGCAGCGTCCGCCCCCGGGTAGACCACAGATGCCGGGTCGACGCGTACTCGTTGACGTGCTGCCCGCGGATCACGTGCCGGGTGGTGCCGGCCAGCAGATACCGGTCGTCGTCCAACGAGGCGATGTGCACGTCGTGCGAAACGGTCAGGGCCTGCCGGGTGGTGCGGTGCAGCAGCGGTTCCCCGCCGACCGGTGCCAGATGCCGTGGCACACCCAGGTAGTTGCCCCACTTGGTGTCCGGCCCCGCGCAGGCGATAACGACCCTCACGAGCCCTCCTTCGCCGCGAATCAGAACAGCATGGGCTGCGAGAAGAGATCCCGCTTTCGCACGTTGCATTCGGCGTGTGCGCACTGCCAGTTATGCGGAGCGTGAACGCCCCCGCTCTCGGGTCCGGCCGACCAAGGGACTACGTGATCCACGACCGCCGACCTCGGGTGCGGCCACCGATACCGACGCGAAACCTTGCGATGGCAGATCCCACAGATCCACCTAGCACGCTCGAAGACAGCCATGCGCTGAACCTGCGAAAAATACGGCCGGCGGTACGGCGACTTCGGGATTCCGTGAGGGCGGCCCATTACCGCAGCGGCCCATGTGCCGGACGCCTTGCGCTGCCCTTCACCCCTCGCAGCTTGCGCACCTTGGCCACGTCGGCGGCCATCTGCGTGTCCTTCCACCGCTTGTACCGGGCGCCGTCGTTGGCGTACTGCTCCGGCGAGTTGGCTCGCTGGTAGCCGGCGTCCTCCGGCGCCTTACCGACCACGTAATGCATGTGCTCGACCACCACGTTCGGCAGGTAGCGGAGGCAGCCCGCCTCCCGGGCCAAGTCCATCACCGACGTGTCGGAGTACAGGTGGTCGACGTCGGCTGGGATCATCCGGCCGAGCGCGGCCACAATGTCAGTGGTCATCGCCCACTGTGTGCACAGCTTCTGCCCGCGGTGCAGGTCGTCGCCGAACACCACCCCGGTGCCGAGCTCGGCCAGCGCCTCGAGGTAGGCCCTGGCCCACCCGACCGTACGCGGCGCGTGATCATCACCCATGAACCCGACCGCGGTGTACCCGGCGGCCAACTGGTCGGCGGCATCCTCCAGCTTGCGGACCATCGGTTGCCAGTCGGACACCTCAACCTGCCACACGCCGTGGCCTGCAACCCCGGCCTGCTCGGCGATGCGCTGGTATTCGCCCCGGGTCGGGTCGTCGGCGTCGTAGACCACTGCCAGGTCCGCATCGGCCCAGGCGATGGTCCCGTCGAACGCCTGGATCATCCGGGTGATGTTCCCGGGGCGCCCCCGTGTCGGGACGATCACCAGTAGGTCGGCGGCCATCAGACCAGATCACCGCGGAACAGATCTGGGTGCGCCTCCATGTATTTGAGGCCTGCGGCTTGCATGGCCTCAAGCAGACCTGCAACGGCGAAATCGTCAAAGTCCGCGTCTTGGCGCTCGCAAGCTGCCAAGTGCTCGGGTGTCCAGTGCTGAGTGTCATCGACGATGACCGACCACCGCAGCTCACGCATCATCCCGCTCACAGAACCTCCCGGGCGATCGCCTGGAGCCGGTGCCGCCACAGATGCCGCGACTCGACCAGGGACACCGCAGCGTCGCGGATGGCTGTCCGCTGCCGTCTGGTCAACGCGTCCAGCCGCTGGCCGAGCCGTGTGAAGTCGTACCGGTTGAAACTCACCAGCGTCTCGTCGGTGAACCCCTGCTCGGCCATGCCAGCCACCCGCGGATGCGCCAACACCCCACCACGGCCCAAGATCCGCACCACCCGGTCCGACCAGTAGCAGGCGGCCGGTGCCGAATCCCCCAGCACCACGTCCGCGTACGACACGACGCCGGACAGCCGCCGGCCGTAGACAGCGGTCTCCGGCGGTTCGCCGTAGGCGGCGAACCGGTCACCCCAGCGGGCATGCGCCCACGCCAACAACTGCAGCCGATGCTCGCCGTGCACAGGCATCGCCCCGCCGGTGAACACGTACCGGGCCTCACCCTCAGGCTTGGCTCGGCCCAGATGCCTACCGCCCAACGCGGGTGGGCACCACCGGTGGTTGACACCCCTGGTATGCCACGGCCGCGGCCCACCATCGGCCGTGTACACCCACTGGCAAGACCACCACGGATGATTCCCGATCTTCTGTTCCCGGCTGGGCACACCCCAGTACAAGTCCAGGTGCAGCCCGACTGTGGCGGTGCCCGCGTCCTCGATCCGCCGGAGCATGCCGTCCACGTCCCCGGCCGGGGAATGCCAGTGGGTGCGTGCCCAGATCAGCAGATCCGCACCCTTGGCCTGCCGCACCACATCATCGGCCGGCCGGTCACGGACGGCAATGTAGTCGACCTTCCAGCCGAGCACGGCGGCCTCGTCGGCCAGGTCGTCATGCCAGCAGTCCCGGCCGTAGTCGGGTGTGCCCAGCAGCAGCAGCCTCACGGCGCCACCCGACGCCACCACCCGGCCGGGTTGTGCGACACCGGCGTCATGGCCTCGATATCCAGGTCACGCTCGAACGTCGGGTTGATCGTGAGCGTGCTCGCCTCGATCGCCCGCAGCGGCCCACCCTCCTCGGGGATGCGGCAGCCGAGCCGGCGGGCCAACTTCGGGGCAACCAGATCCGCAAGACCGTCCTCGACCACCAGATAGCAACCGGGCGTGACCATTGCGGAGTACAGCTCGATCTCCCGCATGACATGGCCGGCGTGGTGGTCCGCATCGAGCGAGACCATGCACCGACGGCCAGCGACCAGGCCGGCCACCTGAGCCGTCGTTGTCGGTGCCATTGAGTCGCCGGCGACGAACGCGACCTGCGGCCACGAATCCGGCCGGCCCTCGACGCGCAGCACATCCACCGTTACCACGTCGCAGCCGAACGTGTCGGCCACCCAGGCGGCGAACCCGCCCCACTTCGTGCCCGTCTCCACCAGCACCTCAGGCTGGCATGCCTCGATCGCCTTGCGATACCTGTCCAGATCGTCGGAGACCTTCCACATAGCCAACCCGGCGTGGTACTGCGTGTAGCCGGACTCGGCGTCGAACCGTGCGTAGGACGCGGCGATGTCAATCGGAGTCGGAAGCATCGGCTGCCACCACGTTCGGCGGGGTGTAATCCTCCACACCCACCCAAAACTGCTTGTGATGCGTGGTCAGAACCCCTGTGTGGACGAACAGAGGGACACCCTGCTGGATCAGCCGGGCGCAGAACGACAGATCCTCGGAGATCGGCTGCCCATCCTCGTAGCGCACCCGGTCGAACCAGGCGTCGCCGTACTCAGCACGCAACTTCTCCAACGCCCCCCGGTGCATCAGCAGACACGCGGTGCCGGTTCCGGCCACCTGCAGCAGCGTGTTCGGCGGCACATCCCACCGGGTGGTGAACCCGATGTGCCCTTCCGGGGTTTTCGCCGGCACGTACAGCGTCGGGGCGGGCATCACCCGCCGGCCGCCGTACCCGTCGTAGCAAACCTCCCGCAGCGCGAAGCACAACCCGCCGACAACCGGACGCTCAACCGCATCGGCTGCGTCAACGAGCCGGTCGATCGTGTCCGGCAGAAACCCCATGTCGGTATCTATGTACCACAGCCACTCGTGATCGGTCTCGTCGAGAAACCGCTGCACACCGGTGTTACGCGCGGCGACCAGACCGGACGCATCGGTACTGATCATGAACGGGCCTGCGGTGTCAACGATCCGGCAGTGGTTCGCCGCGTCATAGCCGATCAGCCGCATCATGCTCTCGTGCCAACTGTGGCTGACGTTGTGCCGGTGCAGGTACGCGATCTGCACCCTGCCATTGCCGGCCACGGCAGGCTCACCCATCGACGGGCTGGTGCGCAGCGTTGTACGCGTCGATCACCTCGGGCGACAACCGGCCGCGCGGCGACACCTCGAGCCCAACGGCGACAGCCCACTCACGGATCGCCCTCGTCGACGGCGACTCGGTGACCCGAACCTCCCCCGGCGCGCGGGTAGCCCTCTCCACCGCCGGCTTCGACGCCGGCACCGACAGCGACGCACCAGGTGCCACGTCGGTGAACAGCTCCGGACGCTCTTTGACCAGACCGTGGTCATCGTCGGCAGACTGCCCTTTACGCAAGACAGTGGTCCCACCGGACCAGCGGACCACGCCGGCTAGCTTGCTGTACTTCACGATCTGCTCCTCTCACCTTGGAGTGGTCGGTCACGTGGCGGGTGCGAGGTGAGCACACCCGCCACGTGAGATTCGCTAGATGCAGGTTTGGAGCTTCGCGGTCTCGGCGCGCACCAGGTCGGGATACGCCTTGACTACCCAGCGGACCAAATCTGCGGCTCGCTGGCCGCATGGCTGTGGCTTGACCCACAACTCGAGGTTCTCTGGGCGGTTGTCGTCTCGGATGCCGTTGATGTGGTGGACGTTCTCCCACTTGAGCAGTGGCCGACCGAGCTTTTCGGTCATGACGACACGATGCTCCAGTGCGTGACCCTTGCGGTCCGCCGACGGATGACCGGCAACGAAGACCTTGACGTAACCGCTCGCCATATGGAAGCGCGCGTTGCCAGGACGTAAGGACTCCGCCGGGCCGGCCTCACCATGGTTCTTGACTCTCCAGGCGTGCATGCCGCAGTGTCCGCCATCCCGACTCGGCATTTCGCAGCCGTCAATCTTGCATGCTGGATGCGCTGCATGCCGGCGGATGATAGGGACATCCAACGGCTTGCCCCTTGCGGCCCTCTGGTAGTGGGCAGAGCACATGCCGCGCCCGATCGCATGCCGGTCGCACCCGGCGACCTGGCACGGCTTGGCCGACTTGCGTCGAGGCGGCAGGTAATCCGGCCGTTTCCGGCTCGCCTTCTTGTTGTAGTTGTCCCGGCAACGCCCTGAACAGAATTGCCTAGCCGATCCGATCGCCCGCTGCGGGAACTGGGATCCACATTCCTTGCAGGTCCCAGTTCCCGCATACTCTGCCCGTTCCATAGGCAGAGATGTTATCAGGTGGCCTTATTGACCAACAGCTTGAACCCGGCCGTGTTCACCACGTCGGCACCAACCCGCGCCCAGGCGAACCAGCCGCGCTGGCCGGTGGGCCGATTCGACGTGGTGTCGAACAGCATCGGGATGAACTCGACCATCATCCCGGCGCGCTGTGCGACCACGTACCCGCGGAAGTCGCCGACGACCAGGAACGGCTGGATGCCGGTGCCCGAGGTGATGTCGTTCATGTAGTCGTTCATCGGGTACTGCCGGCCGAACAGCCGTGGGATCGCTTCCTGGGTGATGTCCACGGAGAAGTTCGGGTCGACGGTGCCCAACTGTCGGATGGAGTTCTGCACGTCGGTGCTGGACATCCAGGCGCAGTTTGCCGCCCGGCGGAACCGCTGAGGCAGAGCCGCCCACAGACCGTAAATGTCTGCACCCGCGATCACCGATGCCGTGGTCACGGTCACCTCGCTGGTGGTCGTCGCGTCCAACCTGGTGATCAGACCAGTCGGCTCGGTGCTGCCCGACGTACCCGTGGTGAGCTTCTCTGCGAGCAGCTCGTCGTAGCCCTCGGCGAGCAAGCCCGACATGGACTCGGCGAACCCTGGCCAGTCCATCCCGATCTCGATGCTGAACGGGATGAACCCGTCCGCCCGGCGGGTGGTCACCGTCGGCTGCGCGACCGTCGGCGCGTTGTCCGTTGCCGCCGCCGCCTCCGTGTCGAACTTCCACGACACCCCGGCCGAGCTGACACCCTTCCACACGTCGGTGGTGATGGTCTCCACCCTGGCCAGCCGCAGGATGTCGTTCTCCGACCCCTGCGCGGTCATGATGATCGTGGGGTCGATGAGCACCGGAACTGCGAACCCGCCGGCGGTGTCGGACAGTGACGCGGCCCGGTTCAGATGCCGCACCACCTCAATCGCCCGAGCCTCCTCCTGGGTGTACGCGTGCGAGCCGGACGCATACTTCTGGAACGCGGAGCGGTACGACGGGTGCTGGGTGGCGATCACATGCCGGGCCAGCAGGTCACCATCCAGGTTCGCGTTGCGCGTACGCAACAGCTTCTCCAGATGCTCCTTCTGATCCGAACGCAGATGCCCGCCGAGCTCCCGGTCGTCCAGAATGTGCCGCGCCCGGGTCAGCGCCTGCTGCTCGGGCACGATCCGCACATCCCCGTCCCACGGGTCCTCACGCTTCGTGCCGACCTGCAGGCTCTGGTACTTCGACCGGGCGTCCTGCAGCCGCTGCGCCCGCTTGGCCTTGCGGGTGGACAGCGCCAGCTCGTCGTGCTCGGCGCCGAGCTCATCCCACGTTGCACGCTGCTCGTCGTCGAGGTCACCGTCGCCGGCCTCGTCGTTGATCTCCTTCATTTCTGCTTCGATCTCGGTCAGCCGCTTCTCGGCATCCTCCATCGAAAGCTCCGCCAGGCGGAACTGGACCTTCACTGACATCGGGGTTCTCCAACCCGCTAATGCGACGGGACCTTCCGTCGCGTGTCGACTCCCTGCAGTTGCTGCAGGCGAAGGCGGCGTGCTGCCGCCGTCCCGTCGACGTGGCGGTCCGACCCGATGTCGGATGCCGGCGCTTCCGGCTTGGACCCTGGCCGGGCAGCGGCCCCCGTGGGGGTGCTGAGCCCGTGCAGGGCCCGGAACGCTGCGAACGAGCGGACAAGCTCGTCGTAGCGGTCCTGATCACGCTTCTGTATCTGCTCGGCCCACCAATCGGTGCCGGAGCGCAGCCCGGCGGTCGCGTCCGGGTTCGCCGGCCACGTCACCGGGCCAGCCTCGAACAGGCGGACCTGGGTGATCGTCCGCTCGGGCAGGCCGTCCGGGTTGCCATCAGACTTCTCCGGCTCCCGGTCCCACTTCTCGGCCAACACCTCGAACATGAAGCTCGAGCCGTAGGCGCCGGCGCGCAGGCCTTCGACGATCAGCTCCGGGGTGCCGCGGAACAGCGGCCCCTCCAGGTGCGCGAAATCCTCACGCTCCTCCAGGACCTCGGGGACGCTGAGCATCTTCTGGTCCAAGAACATGTCGAAGCCGTGGTTGAACAGGACCTTGACGTTGGACCCGTTCTCCTTCATCGTCTTCTTGAACGACCCGCGCTTGACCTGCTCCATGAACCGGCCCTCCCAGAACGAGTCGATCTCGTACCAGGTGTCGAACCGGGAGAAGTCGACGACCAGCGTGCCGACGCGCCCGTCGGCCGGGGCTGCGGCCTCAGGTTCGTCGGCTCGGACCGGTCGGGTGTTCAGTTGTGATGCCGGGCCACCACCGCGGATCACGTACAGACCACGCATCGCGCGCATCACTGATCGCCTCCTTCGGCGTCGTCTTCGTCGCCGTCCTCGGGCGGCTGATCAGGCTGTGGCGGGGCGGCACCCGGTGTCGGGTTCGGCTCGTCGCCCCAGTCGACCGGCGGCAGTTCTTCCTTGTCCCGGACCTCGTTGACGACCTTGAACCGCTTGTCCAGGGCGATCGCGTACGCCTGGTAACGGCGCAACGTGTCCGTCTCCAACAGCGCATCCCGGTTCAACCGGACGTACTGGGGAGATGGTAGGAACATGCTCAACAGCCGCTCCAACCGGCGCAGCCACTTGTTCAACGCGTACTTCAACACGTGCAGGTCACGGTCAATCAGGTTGCTATAGGTGAGCGAGCTGCCCTTGGTGCCGTAGCCGAGGATCTCCGCGATCCCAGGGCCGAAGATCCGGGCCGACTCGGCGGCGGTGAAACCCTGCGTCTCCAAGAACTGCGACTCCTCAGGGTTGAGCTGGATCTGCTGCCACTCCCAACCCTTACCCAACACCAGCGGCTCGCGGCTGCCGCGCAGCGCGGCCATGAACCGGTCCTTGGCCGTCTCCGCCACACCCGGCTTCGACAGATCCACCTCGGTGTTCCTCAACACCCCGCCCGGGTGGGCGCCGTCCTGGAACCACTGCAGACCAAACCTTGTGGTCGTCAAGTTCAGGCCGATCGTCCACGCGTGATACGCCACCGGCGACAAGCCGAGCAGGCAACCCGGAACCGGGTTCACCCGCCGGTGCAGCATCCGGTTGACCGGAACCTCCCGGCCCTGATGCAGCCACTTGACCTCGCCGTCCTCGATCAGCGGGTGCACCCGGTCCGGATGGAAGATGTCCACCTGCTTGAGCATCTGCGCCGGGCCGCGCTCCAGGACGTTCCCGTACAGGTTGCCCCGCAGCAGCCAGGACACGAGCACCCGGTAGGACCAGTCCTCCAGGCCCTGGTCCGACCCGTCCGGATCCTGGAGCCAGCCAGGCATCGGCAGCTCCTGCCGGGTCGACCCTTTGCCGCGGAACACGTCCGCCGGCAGCTCGGAGCCGATCGACGCGATCAGGTCCACCGCGGACCGAACCGCCACCGACTGGAGCGACGATTCGGCGGTCGAAAGGTCAACCTCGTTGAACTGCTGCCGGGTCAGCGCGAGCAAGGCTTGCGACAACTGGTTCACCGGCCAACCGGCGCGCTGCTCCGGCGCGCGCGGCCGGGTCCGGGCGCGGAAGAACACACTCACCGCGCGACACCCCCCGGCTCAGCCGGCCCGCTCGCCGCCCGACGGTCAACCAACAGCAGGAACGTGCCAACTGCCACAAACCCCAGCGGCGGCCAGGCCAACCAGAGCCCGTAGCAGATCGCGGCGGCACCAGCCAACCCGGGGAGTTGCACGCCGACCCGCACCGACAACCGCAGCACATGCCCGGCAACCGCGGCCAACGCCGGCAGTAGCCGGCGGCGGGCACGGGCCGCCTTGCGGGCCCGGGGGATGCCGTACACGTACGTGGACACCGACAACCCCCCCCTAGTAGATGTTGGCCAGCGGGTCGTAATCGGCCTGCACCAGATGGGCCCGCGCCTCAAACGCCCACGCGGCCAACGTCACCGCCTTCAACGGGCCAGACTCACCCGGCCCCCGGTGGTCCCACGTCGCCCCGCCGGCAAGCTCCCGCGTCTTCGCCTGCACCAGCGCAGTGTTCACCGGAGCATCATCGGAATGCCGCAGCCGCTGCGCCCGCGCCGTATCCACCAGCTGCGCGTAAGCCGCCGCCGTGTCCGCCGCCGTGGGAATCACCAGATCGCCACGCTCCGGCTCATCCGAATCCTCAGAGACAGTGATACCGGCCTTCTCCAACTCGATCAGCAAACCTTCGCTGCGGGTGTCCACGGCCACAGCCACCGGCTGCCACTTCTCGCGCAACTCAACCAGCCGGTCGACAACCCACGCAGCGCCAGCACGCCACTCCATCAGCCCCACCTGGATAAGACCATCGGGACGCCGGCCGGCGAAGGCCACCGCCGCCCGGGTCCGATCCAAGTTGACGTGCAGCGCGAACGCCACCTCCGCGGGACGCTCCGCGTGCGGAGCAGCCAGTGTGCGCCACAGATCCGATGGAATCACCCGCGACCCGTCGCCAGCCCGCGGCCTCCACACGCCGAGCCGCTCCGCTGGATACTCCGTGCCCAACCCCGACGGCTTCTGCTCATCCTCAACCGTCTCGCGTTCGATCCGGATCCCGAGCGCTGGATTCGTGGTGTACGCCGACTCGATGTCCGCGATCGTCGCCGCGTCCTCCGGGTCGTCCGGGTCCAAGTCCAAGCCCCAGTCGAAGTGAGCCAGCCGCGGTGCGCCGGCCTCACCGTCATCCTTCAAGCCGTAAGCCCATGCGGCCGAGTCGGCCGGCGGCGTGCCGAAAAACCACACCTGCCAATTTGGCATCGCCGAGACCGTCGGCAGCATCGCCGCCATCTGCTCGCTAGTCAGCTCCTGTGCCTCATCGAGCACCAACTTCGGCGCCGAGAACCCGCGCACCGCCGTCCGCGACCGGGTGGTGTACTGCAGCAACCGGCCGTCCCATAACTCGATCTGCTGCTCACCGTTAGCCTGCCGGTACTGCTTGACCCGCCGGTGCAGATCGGGGGTCGCCCGGATCATCCGCTCCAGCCGGCCGTACGCCTTCTGCGACGTACGATGCTGATGAGCCGAATGAACCACCAACTCCTCGTCGAACAGGAACAGCCACGCCAACTCCAGTGCCTCGATGATCGCGCCCTTGCCGTTCTGCCGCGGCACCCAGACGCTGACCTTGCGCGCAGTCCACTGCTCGTCGACCCGATGCCCGAGACCGTGGGTGAGCACGTACTTCTGCCAGTCGTCCAGATACAGCCCGGCCGACTCGGCCAGGTCGATCACCTCGGGTGCGGCTGACAGCGGGTACGGCGGGTAGTTAGCGACCCTTGGCGTCTGCGAGCCGACGCGCTCGGCGAGCAGCGAGTTCATCACGCTTGCTCACCTCCTTGCCACCCGGGATCCGGTCGAGTTGGTCGATCACCGCGCGCAACTCCTTCGAGATCGGCGCGACGTCGCGGCCTTCGGCATCCTGGAGTTCGGCGGCCAGCCGATCGCGGATCGCCTCCAACGAACGGCGCCGGTCGCCGCTGCGGATGACTTTGCGCAACTCAGACGCGGAGTCGCCGGCGCGCGGCACGCTCGGCCTCCTGCCGACTAGATGCATTGCGGACCACTCGCCGCGCCTCCGACCGTCCCGCCACCCGAGCCGACCGACGGCCATTTCTATCGAACTTCATGGCTGCCTACCGTCTAATAGGGAAAGTCGCGGAGCGTGTGGGGAGAGAGACCGGAAGGTGGCGGAGTGGTCCGCTGCCCTTGATCGTCTTATAATCGGACATACCGGGTGTTATCTCTGCGGGTTCACCACTGGACGCGTGGTGTCCACACACGCTCCGATGGCCTAGCTCCGCGCTCCTGGTTGCACTTACGGCCGCAGGTTGGGCAGCCTCGGACGCCGTGGGCTGGGCGGTAGGCGCGTGGGTGGACCGGCTGGCGTGGTGCTATCGAGCGGGGGACGATGAGGTCCGCATCGGTGGCGCCCGGGTGGCCGCAGATCCAGCAGGTGCGGCCGAGGGCGGCGAACATGGCGGCTTTGGCCCTGCGGGCTGGTCGGGTGGTGTGGAGCCGGTCGCCTGGCATTGGTGCCCCCCTGCGTATGGGGTCTGCCGGGGGATGGGGGCAACCCCCTGCGGTGAGGCCATTGGGGGGACGCCTTACCTCACCCTTGCCAGCCGTTCTCGTACATTGCACATCGATCATCTTCGGGCATGGCGTTGAGCATGGCCGCGATCTCGTCGCACAGTTGCCGAGTGCTGACCCCAAGTTTGTTCACCACTACTGGCGCTCCGGGGCTCAGTTCGGCAAGTGGTACAGCCCCATGGTAGAGCGCGTCGAGTTCGACGTCGGTGTAGTGGTCGTAGCAGGGAACAATCGTCTTGGCCCCGTCCACGTTGCCGTCGTCGAGTTCGACGTGTAGCGGCCCGCCTGTCGGGTGGATGTCATAGAGTTTGGAGATCAGTTGGGCGAGATGCCGTGTGTCAACGCGCACTGGCTGATGCTCCTCCGATGGTGGCAACACCCTCACGCTTCCCGGCCGCCACGGCGCCACTACGCGCGAGCGTAGCATACGGCGTGTGACAGGCCATCACACTGACTGTCGTGCGGCGCGTCGGTCCATCCGCTCGGCCAGGGCCAACACCTCCCGCAGCGAGTACAGCGGGCGGGTCTGGTCGCCGCGGTTGGCCAGTTGCCCACGGGATGCCCACTGCCTGATCCGATCAGCGCGGATCTGCGGGTACGCGTCGCTGATCTCCTTGGCTGTGTAGGTGTAGCCCTGCACCAGCGTGGCCAGCCAGTCTGTGCGGTCCTTGACGCTGTGCTTGCATCCGCACCCTGGGCAAGTGGCCTGCTCGGCGCCCAACCGGGCGTACAGGTCGGTCACACACCCGTCCACGTCGCACGGCCCGAGGTAGCGGCGCCCGGTGCGACTGTCCACCAGCCGCCACAGCAGGGTGCATGCGTAGTCCAGTTCACCCCAGCACTCGCCGGCCCACTGCCGGTAGCGTGCCCAGCCAAACTGGTCGGCCACCCACCGGGTGAGTGGGTCGAGCCGGGCCGGCGGGTCAGCACCCAGCTCGTCGGCCAGGACCCGAGCCCATGTGGTCAGCGTGTTGGCTGCAGCATCGCGGGTCTCAGCCGCGGCCAGGTCGACCACCAGCCCAGTGGGCCAGCCGAGAGTCTGGCAGTCGGCGTCGGTGCCACCAGCGCGTGGCGACTCTGCCGGCGCAGGCTTACCCGCGCGCGGGGTGGGGTCGCCGGTGCGGGTCTGCTTGGCTACGGTGTCCTGCACGTACGGCCACAACCCGGAGGCGGCCTTTAGCCGGCCCTCGAGGCGCAGCGCGTCCCGGGCACAGACGTAGGCGGTGTCGGTGATCGGCTCGGTGCAGATTGCGCAGTCAGCCATCGATGCAACTCCCCACCATCCACAACACGGCGAACACGATCATGGAGAGCACCGCGAGCGGTATCCACGAGCCGAAGTGCGCCATGAATGTGTCGTCTTGTGGTCCTCTACGCTGTCCCATTCAGCCCTCCTCCTCGCGAACGAACTCGGCGGGGCCTGGCCGGATCTCCACCGGGTAGCCCATCAGCCATTGTCGTGCTCATCCATATGGGTTCGACCATCCATGTTCGGTGTACCGGCCGGCTGCGACATGCTCTGCCATCTGCCCCGCTGTGATGCCGGCACTGCCGGCGAAGCCGACCGCCCGCTGGTACATGGCCTCATCCACGCACACAGCCCGCAACGCAGCCCGGTCCCTCTCGGCCCCGATCGCACGACGGGTCACCGCCGGGAGCGCCCGGAATGCAGCGATAGCGCTCGTGCCAGCCGCCACGATCTGTCCGCCGAGTTCGCGGAACCGAGCGGCGGCCGACTCACGCTCGGGCCGTGCCACCCGCGTCTCGTCCAAGACGATCCGATTCACGGTGAAGCCGCGGCCCAACTCCACGCCGCGGGTCAGCTCCGCCAGCGTTGGTGCCTGCGGGTCGGTAACCTGTGGCAACCAGAACACGGCGCCCTCGGCTCGCGGGTCCGCCCCACCAGACAGGACCGACTGCTCGGCCTGTTCGGTCTCCACGGCGGCGGCCGCCTCGGCCAACCGCTGGCCGAACTGGCTGAACCCGAGCGCGGCCTCGTCGACTCTGGCGCTGAATGCCGCAGCGCGGCGGATCCACTCGTAGTAACCCAGATCCCATGGGTCTACCGCAGGCTGGTCGGGGTCGAGCCGCCGCCGGTCGGTCAGCTCACGCTCCAGCCGACGGAACACGCCCGTCACCCCGGCCACCTCGAGCTCCGACCACGGCACGTCCATCCCGACGAACCGGTGCCCGTCATCCACCCGCAGGTGAGCATCATCGTCCGCACCCCGAGTGAACACGCAGTAGTCCAGGCCGGTGTCGTCCCGGTGATGCCCGCCGAGCAGCGTCAGCCCGGATTCGTCGAACGCGGCCACCAAGTCCGGGCGCCAGCGTGCAGCATGCGGTCCGCCCAGATACGGCGCGTCGGTGTCCGGGCCACGGTGGGTCGGCTCGCAGTCCGGCGAGCAGTACACGGAGCCCGGGCGCGGTTCGGCGCCGCATGGGCATAGCCCGTCGATGGCCGCGTCTACAGCCCTCAGGGTCTTGACGATCTCATCCATGCCGGCACCACCAGCCGACGCTCATCCGGCGTAGCTGCCGCCGTCGGTACCGGCGGGTGACTGCGGCGAGCAGGGCGGCCCGGCGAACCTGGCGCTCGAAGTCAGTCATCCGCTGACCAGCCTCACGACGAACGAGGCGACCAGCAGCGCCACCGCCGCAGCCCACAGCCACATGACGTCCCACTGGATCTTGGCGTGCCGGTCCCAGAACTGCTCCTGTGCACGCCAGAACTGCGCCATCTGCCGCCAGAACTCGGCCGATGCGGCGTACCACTCCGGGCTGCCTGCCGGCGCCGCGTTGTCCATCTCGGGTACCTGGGGGACCGGGTTGTGCCACCGGCTGAACAACTTGCGACTCATGTCTCCTCCAGGGTGGTGGCCCGGCGCCATGCGGCGTCGTCCACCCGCCGCTGCAACTCCGCCGGGGTCGGGTCGGGCTGCGGGCAGAAACCACAGCCGCACAGCCAGTGCCGCTCACCCTTGGCGAGGTCGTCCCACGCGGTCACCTCGACTGGCCGTGGGCATGGCCCGTCGTAGTCATGCTGGTGGCTGATGTGCAGGGTCATGTCTCCTCCTGGCGGTTCAGTAGTTCCCGCTCCCACTCCGGCAGGTCCTCCGTAGTGGTGGCCGGCTGGGTGGGGATGGTGCGCTGCCCGGTGCGGACCTCGGTGGCCAGATTGGCCAACAGCCGGAGCGGGTCACCGAACATCTGAGCCGCCCAGTCGAGCGCGTCGGCGGCGGCGTCGCGGCGGGCGGTGGACAACTCGTCCCGCAGCGCCCCGATGGTGACAATGGCGGCCTGCAAGTCGGCGCGGAGCCTGTTGTTGATCTCCATCTGTACCCGCAGCGCCATGTCCAGCCGCTTCACCTCGGCGGTCAGCTCGGCCCATGCCTGCCCGTCCACCCTGGCCTCAGCGGTCTCGGCCCGCTGGCGCCAGGACCAGTAATCCCACCACCCGGGGCCGCCATGCGGTGCTGCGGCGGGTGTGCCGTGGGTGGGTGGCGGGCTGTCGTGCACCTGCCAAGGTGGGGTGCCGACCACGACCGGCACAGCGGCGGCGGCCGCCTCGTCGAAGTCGCGTTCGGTGGCCGGGTCGGCGTCGGCGTCGAGCGCGTCCACGGCGGTGGTGAGGGCGCTGGCGCGCGGCCCCCTCGACGGATGAGAGCCGGGAGCAAACTGGAATCGCCAGGCACGGGCTGCTTGCACCACCCGGGCCACGGCGGCCGGCGACTCCCGGCAGCAGCACGGCCCGCCGGACACGTCCACATCCACCCCGGCCGGCTCCCAGCCGTGCGCCGCGTCGGCCAGCGTGTCGAACAGCCCATCCGCCTGTGCCCCGGTGATCGGCTGGTGGACGCATGCGGTGACATGCCAGTTGGTCGGCTGCTCAGACATCGGTGGCCTCCTCGGTGGTGGCGGTGCCGTGGGTGGGGCAGTCCGATGCGTGCCCGGCGCCGACGGTGGGACAGGTGCAGTCGTGCTCGTCGGCCCAGCGGCGCTCAGCCATGCTCAGCTCCGTCTCAGGCTGGCCGGCGGGTGTGGCCGGTGGTGGTGCGGTGGTCATGGTCGGGCTCCGTCGCGGATGTAGCCGGCGAAGTCCTGGGCCAACTCGGTCGCGCCGAATATGGTCGGCGGGGCGCCCGTGAAGAGTCGGGCCACGGCGTCCAACGCCCGGGCCCGGATTTCCTGCTCCGGATCCAGGCCGGCGACTTCGAGCTCGGCCGGCTCCGGCTCGGCGTGGAGCTGTTCCACGTGGGCGATGAGTGTCAGCAGCCGCCGGCGGACCGGGGTGCGGAAGTGGTGGTCGTCGAGTTGGTCGAGGTCGGCGACGATTTGCCGGAGCTCGTCGGCGAGATGGTTGGTCATGGTGTCTCCAGTCGTCGTGGGGGGCCAATGTGGGTAATGGCCTGCCGTGCGGCATCCGGGTCATAATCGGCCGCCAACGTCACCAGCTCGCACGCCAACGCCGCGGCACTGCCAGCGATGACCCGGGCGTCGACCGAATAGGTTTCGTCGCGGGTCACGTCGCGGGTCAGGTGCACGGTGGCCACGTAACCGCTCTGATCGGGTGCAGGCGTCATGGTGTCTCCTTCGGGGTGAGCAGTGGTCGCCGGGCGCCGCAGTCGCAGGTGCAGCGGCCGCGGTGGCCGGCCGGGCGGGTGCAGCGGTGGTTGCGCCGGCCGTAGCAGCCGGCGGCGGGCCACCAGAAGTTGCACAGCACGGCGACGGCGGTGGCGGTCATGGTGTCTCCGTTCTGGCGAGCCGCTCCGAGCGGCAGGGTCGGCAGTGGTCGGCGGGTTCGGTGGGGTGGGTGGGGCAGCGCCGGCCGGTGCGTTGCCGTTCAGCTCGAGCTGCCGTCTGGTCGGTTTGCCACCGTTCGTGGTTGAGCCGTGCGGTTTTGCACGGCCCGCACGGCGGCGGGTCGGTGTCGTTGACGTGTTTTGGGCATTGCCGGGGGGGCGGGGGTTGGTCTCGCGCGCGCGCGGCGTGAGTGACTCTCCTAGAGTTCCCCCCCTCTTTGTCTTTGTCTCCCTCTCCCTCTAGGGGCGTGACATCACGTGACGCGTCACGTGACAGTGGATCTACGGGTTCCCGCAGCCGTTCACGACGTCGACGTTGCCGGTCGCGATCCGTCGCACGCCGCTGTGTGAGCACGTCCAGCTCGCCATTCCAGTCAGGCCACCGCACCACCCGGTATCCACCGGGGACGGCCACCCACAGGCCCAGCGAGATGAGCATCCTCACCACATCCGCGTGCCGACGCCTCCGAGTCAGCAACTCGACATCCTGTTCGGGGATGAACCCGGCGCGGCCTTCTTCTCCGCCCCAGGCGCACGAGCGGACGAACATGACCTCGGCCGCGTCGGCCAGGTCTCCGTTCATCCCCCGCACCTTGGGGTCGAAGAAGTACCGCACTCCGAGCTTCACCCAATCCACCTGGGTCCTTTCATCGGTCAGTCGGCGTTGCGGCGGAGATCTTCGAGTCGACGCGCATCCTGATCGCGCATCCACTGAACCAACATCACTGCGCCGTTGACGGCTTGCTCACGTGACGCAAGTTCCTTGTCTTGCTGGTCGCGGCGCGCGAGAATCCACTCTTCAAGGTCTGCGGTGGTCACTGCGCCTAGCCGGACGCGAAGTTTGCCGATGCAGATGGGCATGCGGCCAGCGCCGAACAGGAACAGCTTCCACTCTTCGTCTTCGCCACCCCACCACAGCGGGAGTTGGCCTGCGTTGAAGATGGCGCGCAGGAAGTCGTTCGCGCGGCGGCTGGCTTGCTGCTCGCGCCCGTAGACCCGGCGTCGGGCAGCCTCGCGGATCATCTGCTCACGTGGCATGTCTGCGAGTTCGGCTTCAACCTTCTCGACTACCGGGTCCTGCCACTGCTTGTCACCGACGTCGTACCGCTCGGGTCGCGCAGCGGCGAGCCATTCGTCGATGAGGTGGGACAGCTCTAGCTTCTCTTCCAGTTCGGCCTCGTCGGGGTCGAACACTTCGTCGTGAAACTCGCCGCTCATGCGGTGTCTCCATTCAGCTGGTTGATGATCTTTTGAAGTGCGTCACGCCGTGTCTGCGATAGGTCTTCGAGTAGGGCAGTGACGTACGGCTTGGCGGGGTTGGCGGCGATGTCTTGGATGACAGCCCACCCGTCTGTGACTTTGACGACCCGATCACGGTCGCGGGCCAAGGACTCGCGGCGTTCGCGCACCCACTCTTCGGCGAGTTTGCGGGCTTCTGCCCAACTCAGGTTGCCGTCCGCGATGAGCTCGGTGAAGGTGGGTGGTGGTGCGCCCTCGGCTGCGCGCTTCTCGTCGATCTCGATGACCGTGCGACGGTCGTGAGCCTCTATGAGAGCGTCGTCGATGTCGCGTACATTGGCGTCGACGAGGGCGCGGAGGTCGTCGGGGAGTTTGGCAAGCTTGCCGGCGCGGCTGGACTCTACGTCGCGCTTGTCCTTGGCTTGGGTGTACGCCGCGTCAAGGGCGAGGGTCCCGGCGAGTACCTGGTCGGCGAGGTCGGGCAACCAGTCAAGGACCGTGCCAGCACACATCATCACGTCCTTCCACGTATTACGGGATTCCGTAATATCGCTGGGTTCGGGCACACTTCCGCGCTTCCACCGGCGACCGTTTGGCCCATCGACCCGCATCCCTTTGTCACACAAGTCGACCGCGACCGCCATCGCACGCTGACCCGTCGACAGGAACCGATGATGCACGTTCGCGGCGATGATGACGCTCATCGGGTTGCCGTCGTTGACCACCCACCGCGGCTGCACACCGGCGATCCGGCACGCAGCCACCCGGTTCCGGCCGTCCAGACCCAACCCGTCCGGCATCATCACGCATGGGTTGAGTTGGCCGGTCTCCCGGATGCTCTCGGCCATGTCTCGCAGCTCCTGCTCGCTGAGCATCGAGAATCGCTCGGCGAACGGATGCCACTGACCACTCCACTCAGGCACTCTTGCTCCTCAACTCGATGCGCGAGATGGTGACCAGCTCGCGCTGGATGCGTCCGTCGAACCAGTCGCGCGGTCGCCACACCTCGACGTCGTAGCCGGCCTCACGTAGCCGGTTGATCCACTGGTCCTGGTCCTTGGTGATGCGCCCATGTTCTGTCTTGCACTCGCGGAAGATCGACTTGCCATGGCCAACGATGTGCCAGTCCGGGTATCCGGGTGGCGACTTGCGGCTGTCATGGGTGTGGTACGCGAGCAGTTTGAGGTCACGACACAGCCGACCGACTCGCGTCATGAGTTCTTCCTCGCTCATGACAGCCGCTGCCGCTGGCATCTTCACTTGCTCCGCCCGTCTGTCTCCAAGCTCCGCCGCGAACAGCACGCCGTGCCCATCTCCGCCGCGTCGAGCCGTCCCCGGCACCAGCACCGCCGGCCGCACTCCCGCGACCCGCGGCACGTGCACGGATACGGGTCGCGCACCGGTGTGCCGGCGATCAGCCACACCCCGCGGGGCGCCGCCGGCATGGTCGCGGCGTGCGCAGCCCGGCTGGCCCGCGGTCGCACCATCCCGGCCGGCATCAGTCGTCCTCCTCTGGCCAGTCCTCGGCTTGCTCCGTCTCGCACTCGCACACCAGCGGCGGGCCGTCGCACCATTCGCAGCGGGAGCAGTCGCACGACCCGATGCCGTCTCCGGCGCCGTCGTACGGGTCGGGCAGGTCGCACTCAAGGCAGCGGTCGGCCCAGCTCATGCCGCGCCCCTTGCCGGCCGTTCAGCCTCCACACGGCCGGCCTCATACCACTCCCGGCGCACCAACTCCGCCTCACACAACCGCCGGTACCGTTGCACCGTGCGCCGGGTGCAGCCGATCCGCGCCGCAACCTGCCCGGAGGACATGCCACGGGCGGTCAACAACTCGACCGCGGCGCGCATCTCCCCGGCGGTGTACCGGGCGGGACGCTGCCCGGCGGCGATCCGCTCGACCGCCACCGGATCCGGTTCCCGCGGTGCGGGCGAGGCGTGCGGCGTCACGGGCCGGGCCGAGGTCCAGGTCATGCGGCCGCCACCTCTTCCTGCTCGTCGTCGAGCTGGTTGCATTCGCAGCAGCACCAGTCCTTGTCGCACCGGACTGGGGTCTCGGGTGCGCACACGGCCAGGCAGTCCGGGCACACCAGCCGCTCGTCGCCGCAGCCGCAGCCGAGGTCGATCTGCACGTACCCCCAGAACTCGTCGAACTCATCCACGGCGACCACCCCGCTTTCTGTCCTCTGCCCGGCGTTCCCGCCGGGTGCCGGCGTGCACGGCCGCAGCGTGCATCGCGGCCAGATCGCCGCGGGTGCCGTCGACGGTGATCGGGTCCGCGTCGCAGCCGGGCTGCCATCGCTGGCCCATCAGCCGCCACCGGCACCCGCCGGCCCCGTCGGCGAGGGCTACTGGCCGGCCGCAGCGGCATGTACCGCCGGTCAGCAGCCGCTCGGCCAAGTCGATGGCCGCCCCGTTGGGGGTCCGGTGCCCATCGGTTTGGACCCGCGCCCCCTGGTAGCTGGCACGCGCATCCCAGGTGATGTCAGGGCAGTGGTGGCCGTCTGGTTCGCCGGGGGTGTGGGGGCAGGTCCAGGCGATACGGAGGTCACGGGCGCCGGCCCGGTCGGCGAGGCCGGCTAGTGCGAGCATCGGGTCCAGATACGCCTCATCCACGCCGCGCCTCCTCGGTTTCCAGGACGGCCAGCGTGCCGTCGTCGTCATGCACGGCCAGCCGGTGCGCTGCGATCGCATCGCGGCCGCCGTGCAGCGGGTCAACATGGTCGGGTATCCACTGCCATGTGTGGGCGGGGCAGCCGGGGTCGAGGCAGCGCCACCGCGGCCGCTGGGTTGGGGGTCTCACCGGTCCACCTCGTTGCCGTAGCCGGCGACGCGCAGCAGGATGACCGCCTGCTCGAGGTGGGTGACCATCCACCCGTCGTCTTCTGAGTACCTGGCACCGCCGACCAGCGTGGCGACGGTGGACGTGCGGGCCCACGCCCACCAACGGCCGGGGTTGCCGATGCGGTAGCGGCGGGTGACGAGCACGCCGTGGTCGGCGCCGGCGTGCTCCCGCTGGGTTTCGAGCTCGTCGAGCCACTCGCCGACCTGCCGGTCGGACGGGTGGTGGGCGTAGGCGCCACCTTTAACGGACCAGGCGAGGCCGGGTGTGCCGGTGATGTCTCCGGCGTCTTTGACGCCGCGCATGCGGCGTCGTTCGCAGTAGGGCCAGCCGTTGCCGGCGAGCCATTCGGCGACGAGCCGTTCGGCTTCGCGGCCGATGTCCTGCGGTTTACGCGGTGCCATCGGTGCCTGCCTCGGGTGGGGTGGCCACCTCGGGCCACGTGTCGGCGGCATCCACAACCGGCTTGCCTGTGACCTCTTCGGCGGTCACCCGCTCTGGTGGGAACTCCTCGTCGACCGTGACCTCGCCACGTTGCAGCGACTTGCCGATGATCCGCACCTGGGCGAGGTCGTGCTCAGTCCACC